CCTGCGTTGAGCATTGAGTTCTCGATTTCGAGCTGCGATTTCGGCTCGACTCATCTTCTGTGGTTTCGCTTGCTTGATGTTGCATACTCGAATCAAAGTAAACAATCGATTGAGGTGCCATCTCTCACATTCGAATGGGATCTCGAAGGCAATCATCCAATAGTAGATGACTTCCGAAGTAATCACTTCCCGGCTTCGTGGAGTTCCAGGTTGTTCACTGAACCAGGTAGCAGTCATCTTGGCGTCAATGTAACTGTTAATTTCCGCGATGTTCGATTCAGAGAGTTTGTGGAAAATTTCCTCCGGAGGATTTTCAGTCAACGTCATTGCTTTTACATAGCCGAGAACTTCCTCTACCGTCTTTTCAGTAGAGGCAAGAAACGGCTTCTCGTAAATTGACTCCCATTTTGAAAGTGAGACCAGAGAATGCTCTAGCTCCAAAGTGAAGTCGTCTCGAGTGACGAACTCTTGACTTTCATCATCGAACATTTCGACGCCTGGAACTACAATCTTGAGCATTCCCTAGTCTCCTCTCACAGCAGCCCCATCCTAATAGTCAAACGTCCAGTCATCGTCGCCTGTGATTGCATGACCAGGAGCAGCATGAGCTGTCACTTCAGATGTCTGCCCAGCTGACATAGCGGGCTGAGCACCAGTTGATGCGTCAACACCATTGACCTTCCAGTTCACGCCAGCCACAGCCGGAATGGTGACCACATGAGTAGCCGCGTCATAAGACGGAGCGTTGGCATCCGTCAAACGAACATTGGTGATTGTCCCAGCGAACATGCCCAGGACTTCGTCCGGAAGAGGAAGCCTGGCATCGACTGCTCCCGAACCGAACAGTGCATCTTCGAGGGTGGCTAGTGCAGTTGCGTCGACCTTGCTCGAATCGATCGACAGCATGGCAGCTGGCTTGTACCCAGTGACCTGCACTGGAGTAGTCGTGACATCCCAGCTGAATGCAGTTGCTGCAGGTGAGTCATTGATCGTGGCATAAGCCTTCTGAGAAGGAGCCGCCTGAGCTCCATAGATCAGATGCAGCTTGTACCCATGATCTGTGCCGTCCAGATCATTGCCGACTCGAGTACGGTAACAGAGACCGAAGATCTTCCGGCTCTGCTGCCCAATCGCAACCCCAGGCTCGGGCATTGCCGTACCATCGCACTGAGCAAACTCGTCAGGGTACGTGAACGCCTCGACTGTCGCTCCGAACTCCTCTGCCGAGATCAGGTTCAGGTACTTGATGTTGTCTGCATACTGCGGATTGGATGCAGCTCCTGAAGGTGACTCAGTAACAGTCGTGAGACCATTCCAAGCAACCCCATCCTTGTAATCGCCCGTGTCATCGGGAATATAGAGGACTCCGTGGTCTACGCCCGTCTCATACAGCCGTTCACCCACTTTGTCCCACTCAAGGGCTGTCATTTGCTTCCTTTCCCTTAGAAGAATACTCTGTAAACGTCATGATTCAGGTTGTCGACTGTAAAAAACCGAGTAAATAGACTCATCGGTAATCCAGCTATCTTTCCTGGAATATCACTATCAGGATCTCGATCTATGGCCGTGACCATATACCTTATAACATGATTATATGGCACATTATCAGCAAATTCAGTCTCCGCATAATCACGCTTATAGATAATGCATGGATATTCCAACGATATGTTCACCGGAGGCTGAAAATATACATTGTCAACAAACGATTTGAGAAGCTCATGGAGCTGCAGGCGTGGGGCCATTGTAAACCTCCCCTAGTCTTAGCAGCAGACGAGGCCTCTGCACTTCAACGGATGAAATCGTCCACAGAGACCCCGCCCATTCCACATAACGAATGGCAAAGAAATGTTCGTTGGCATATTCGTCAGCCATAATACTGATCGAGTTCTGCACGCTGAGATCCATATTGAGATTCTCTCCTTGACGGAGTTCTCTCGAGTCACGGACAACATCTCCGTAATATGGATACTCAACTATCTCATCAACCCATACACCAGGAGCTGATTCTACAGTCTCGCCATACCCGACACGACCAAAGAACCTTGCCATTGAGAACCTACCTTTTCGTTAGTTCTCGTTCGTGAAGGTCCACTCGTCGTCGACGTTGTTCTCGAAGTAGAAGGTACCCGAGGATGGGACAGCGTAGATCTTCAACGTCTCACCAGAAGCCAACGTGATCGGCGATGCAGTGACGACGTTTGCGTTGGTGTCAGCCCTCTTGTAAGTCACACCAGCAATCGTGGAAACGGTGATCGTTGTTCCGTCAAACGAAGGCTCGGTCGGCTCGACGAGCTGAGCTGAACCGGCAACCTTCTTGATGACCAGAGCGGAACGGATCTTCGTAAGGGCGCCCGAGCAACGAGACTCAAGCAGGTACTTGTACTGGTTGTAGTCGATGTCAAAGAAGTCGAAGAAGTTGACTTCTCCACCCTTGTCCGTACCGAGCGTGTAATCTGACAGATTCACGATGATACCGACGACATCCGGATAGTCTTCCATGACCTCAACAGCGACGATGGACGAAACGCCCATCTCGGAAGCGACTTCGGCAATCGAACTGTACAGACGACGTCCCAGAGTATCCCTTTGGAGCAGGAAATCTGTGATGTAAGGCAACGTCGTGTAGAGCGTCGGAGTTCCAGATCCCTTGTACAGCCTCATTGAGCCGACGATGGAATCGACGATCTCGGAGGGAGTCGAGTTGGCGTCATCGATGTTGACATTCACCGTTGCCGCGTAGAGATCATCATCGTTCAGGATAGAACGAATACCGGCACCTTGAGGAGAGCCAGCCGGATCCAGAATATGATCCTCATCAGCGATATCACGACCATCGCCCACGAGAACTGCACGAGCGAGTTCCTCGTCCAGCAGGAGACGCATTTCCTGCTTGAGCCAGACCACGACATCGAAGTCCGTGATGTCGATAATGTCATCACGATCCAGCTTCTGCTTCTTGTAGACCGTGGTCGGCGTCGTCAGACGCTTGGAAGCGCTGATGAACTCTTCCTTCTTCAGGTTGCCCTTGATGTACCCCTTCGCTCGAGCTTCCTCGAAGGTGATGTCTGCGACCAGGGACTTGATACGAGTAAATGGCGACTTCCGGGTTCCGTTAATGACACCAGCAACCCACTCGACCCTCCGACTATCGAACTCCGGGGAGTCGGTGACCGTACGAGCTTCAGGAAAGAGGACATCGATGTTCTCGATGCCGTGCTTCAGGGCGTATGCCTCTACAGCCTCTTTCAGCGATCCAGAACGCTGAGCATCAGAGATGATCCCCCGCATCGCGTCATGAGTGAGAGTGTGCTTCTCCTCCTTCTTTGTTTCACCGCTCTGCTCAAAGACGTTGCGGGTCATGCGTCGTCCTTCCTTATCTTTATCGTCGTGGACTAGTTCCTTCTCAGAATCACCCGACTTGTCATCGGAGGAATGCTCGGCGTTATCACCACTTTCACCTTCAAGTGCAGCACCCACCATGTAGTGGACGACCGCCTGCTGCTCGGGAGTCATCGAATCGTAGACTTCTTGAACAGTCGTGCTGTTCTCTACAGCATCTTCGACATCACCAGTATTCGCGGGATCACTGGTAGACCCATCAGCATGATTGATCTCGAGACCGGTGTAGATAATGGCCTCATCTTCCAATGTGACCAGATCTCCATCAGCGTGAGACAATGTGATGTTGTCAATCAGAGCGCCAGGATTGGCACCAGACAGAACCAGGCTCAACTCACGAATGAAACCGTGAAGAACCTGCTTGGCCTTCTCTGTCAGCTGATTGGCATAAATGGAAAGAGACTTGACATCTCCGTGCTGCACCAACGTCCTGGCATTCTTTGCCTGATCGGTGTCGTTGAAGTACCCGTAGGCGTAGACACCGTCATCACGATTCTCGAGAACAGCATGTCCGAGAACGTTTCCTGGTTCACTGTGACTATGTTGCCAAACCAGCGGAACGGTCGTCTTGTCCTGATGCGCAAAGGCATCTTTCATGATCGTTCGGCCGTCTGAGCACTTAAGACCAGCCTTCGTGGCATAGCCACTGAAGTCGGGCTGGGCCTTTTCTTCCATTTTGAATGCTCTCTTTCAGTTTTGGATCTCGGCCTTTAGCCGTTCTTAGTAGCTAGCCACTTCCATTGTTAGAACCGTTACTATTGCCATTAGTTGAGCCTGCACCGACAAGTCCACTGTCTCCACCAGAATCTGGATTAGTACCAGGTGCTGTTGAACCAGAAACTTGTGAGAAACCGGAAGGTGTCTGCCCTCGAATGTTGCTGTTGATCAACTTGTCAGCCTTCGGATCCGTAGACGGCCTGAGTCCGAGGACTTGTCTAATTTCGTTTGCCGACATAATCTCATTACGACTGAACACATCTGCAATCTTCGCAATGTTCTCAATCGGGATCAATCTGAATGGATCGCGGAAGTACTCAATCGTCTGATGTTGCGTTCTAGCTGTCTTGGTCAAGAACGTCCGGCGCATAGCTTGGGCAATTGCATTTAGCGTCGGATCGATTGTCCTATTCCAATAGTTCAGCATTGTCTTCTCGTCGGCTGTTCCATTCATGACTTCTTCAGTCAATCCAAGCTGGCCGTAGAGCATCGTGGTCAGGAATTCAATCTGAGCCATTAGATTGTTCTCAGCTGGACGGTTTAGCTGAGTAATCTTCTCTGTTCCATCCGTATAAGCAATGCCGTACTTACTACCTTTGAGCTGGAACTCAATATCTTGCCGACGTTGTTCTGCTGCCTGTCGACGAGCTTCAGATTTGATCACATAAGGAAGCTGAATGATAAGATCAAGTTTCCCAGAAGCGGATGCATCGTCTACAGCATCCAATAGATTCAGCTTATTGAGCAAACGTTGAAGAGTTGAGTTTGGTTCATTCATTACGGCGTACAACGGATTCTCAACGATGGCGACAACAGTTTTCGGAAGAGTAATGAGCTGCCTATACCCAAGTGCCTGATTGTACAGCCAAACTTGTACATGTTCAGGATACCATTGCACAATTTCGCCGACACGAAGCGTCAAGATGTCGTATCCACCAGTTGAAAGTGGGTTAAGTGACGTATCCACAGGAACAATCGCAGCAACGCCCTTGTCAAAAAGAGTCAATGCGATGTCCATACGAAAAGCTTGTGCTGCTTGATCAATATTGGCTTCAACTGTGAGACAATTTTGAAGACCACTTACAATGTCATCTTTGTACCGATCATCCGCATCAGTTTTGATATGACGCATATCAATTGAAGCTACATCGATACTAAGACGTGTATAGATAGAGGCGATAATCGAGCGTTCATTGGGAATTCGAAGTCTTACTCGATCTGGTCTATAAGCATAAGCCGAGCCATAGTCACCTGAGTATGGCTGAGTTTTGTTATCCTGGTTCGAAAAGACATTCCAGGCGTGCTTCAATACTGATCCAAATCGTGACACATTTCACCTCCTTCCCAAGCTCATTCGAAGGCCTCCTTGTTGGCTTTGTATGCAATGTAGGCATCCATAAGAGCGGATACGTTATCGATCTTCTCGTCTTGTCGCCTCTTTAGAAGCTTTCTATTACCATTGGTATCTTCTAAAGTAATTGCGTTTCCCATTGCAAAGGACATAAGTGACTGATCAAAGATGAGCATTCTTTCTTCACTCAGAATCTTGAGTTCACCCAATGGGACAGACTCGGTCCTAGCTCCTTGAATGACTTTCTCAATAGCATAGTCCCCATTCTCTGCTTGCCATCTGGCTACAAACTCTTTGGCATTATATGGGTCAAATCCTAGAGTACGAACATCATACTCAGACGAAAGAATGAACGCATCCAGATCGTCATAGACTTCCATCATGTCGAGAACCGTCCCGTCCAAGACATGAAGACTTGCTTCGTTGATGAACTCTTCATACTTCGCTCGCATAGCCCCCGGAAGTTTCATCAGTGTCAGAGACGTGATGTAACTCCGAGTTTTAACCCCGAATTTTTCATGACTCAACGGGAAGAGGAATGTGAATGCACAAAAGTCATCCCCTTGAGACAAGTCTGCACCGAGAGCACATGGCAACTGCCAGAACTCGCGCGCGCGATGAGGTAGAGTCTCTTCATACGTGAAGAAGTATGTATAACCTTCCATAGGAATTCCAAAACGCTTGGCAAGGATGTCATTACGTGACGCAGGAGCTTTTTCAGCTCTTTCGACATCCAGATGATACGTCTCATATGAGATTGTCGCGCCCAGATTTGGATTCGCCTTCAGCCAAGTCGACGGATCGCTAACTTCTTCGAGTTCATCAAGTTTGTAATGCCAGATCGAAACATGCGGAGCGAGGTACTCACCCTTGAGTATGTCAGCTAGTTCCATTTTGATTGTGTCGCCGGAACCAGCTCGAACAGTTCCTTCTGAACTAATAGCGACAATCAAATAGTCTTCTAGTTTCGACGCCCCCTGCTCAACTGCCCCGACCACATCCTCACGAAGATCCCCTGACAACCACTCGTCAATTGTTGAGATCTTCGGACGTAACCCCTGTAGTTTGTTAATTGCCATCGGACGTACTTCGAGAAGGGATCCTGTGAGGAAGTTTTCAATGCCCTTCTTTGTTGCCGCGAGTTTGACACGATTGGCCCTCGATCCTGTCGTGTTCTGTAATGAGCCTTCAGTCAGGAATTTGAACAGAGGGCCGCGTGCGCGCGTGATAGCCGTTCGAGCCGGAGACATGACTTCGTCAGCTTGCTTCATCGTTGGCGCTGTAGTTATCTGATGTGTCGTTGACGTATCGACATTTAGAAAGTAACTTTGTATCATTGACGCATACATAGACTTGGCTGCGCCTCTGGCAACGATTAGATACTGCTTTAGGATCAGTCGTTTCTTGACTGTCCTATGTTCATAGTGCCCCCCGTGATTATCCTTGGTCGGGACGTAGACACTTCGCTCAACGAAGTAGTACCAACCAAAGATCTGCTCTGACCATAACTTGAACGATTCTAAAAGATGAAGATCGGACCCATCTGTTAAAGTCAATTCCCCTTCACAGAAGAGAATGAAACCTTCAACAGCTTCATCATCATAGTAGATGTTCGGGTTAGCTATGAGCGCGTCAATTCGATTCATCTCCATGGAGACTTCACGATTTACCGGAATGTCTCCTCGAAGAACTGCTTCACGGAACCGACCATAGTAGATCGGTGTCGCAGTATTAGACAGACCCAAGCTAACCTCCCTTCTCAAGCCATAGCAGCAGCGATCGTAGCACCTTTGAACAGATGCTTAACCACTTTTCTTCCAGTTTCAGATGTTGCCAGCTTTGTAGCCTCCTGTACAGCTTGCTTACCTTGCGGAGACTTCATGAAATCCGTCGTAACCTTAACGCCCTTCTCGAAAGTACCTTGACCCACTCCAGATCTCTTGATCTGACCTTCGAGATTGGTACGAGTAGCTAGACTCTGCAGCTCTTGATTGGAAAGAGTGTGCATACCACTCTTCTTGAGCTTCTGAGTTACTATCTTGGCTGCGACAGCATCAGGATGAGCAGGAAGTCCTCTCCCGCCTTTTGTCTTGATGATTGTCTTGTGTTGTGGATTCGATCTAGTACTGACCGAAACTGAAGCCAACTCCTCACGGCTTCTACGACGCCCCCACTTCATTCCCAAAACACCATGATGTTTGAGAATATGATCCACAACTTCTTTACTCGCCAATCTATCCATACACACCTCCTTCCCAAATGGGGCCCCAAGGCCAGTCGTGAACAGGATCATCGACAACTTCGGGAGGTGGAGTCCATTCCGTTTCCTCCCGATGAGTATTCAGACGCCACTCGAGCTCTTTGATCTGATCATTGAATGCTCCGATCAAATATGATGTTGCCGGAGGATCAAAGAGTAGACGAACGCGCAAATATATGTAAGATTTGACCGAGTTGTACTGAAGATCAGTATCATCGATGAAATCGACCCACTCGGCCGTTTCATCCTCGATCATGAAGCCTTCAGGCGGACCAACACCCAATTGGGCAAGAGTAGAGAACGCAGTATTGATATGAGTGATCACATCATGATCAAATGCTGTATAATCCTCTGCCAAACCGAGAATTTTCTTTGTTCCGGTGAGGATACTAGTTATCAACTACTCACCCCCTTTCGTGGATGCTACGGCGGACCCCTTCGTCGTCCCCTATACGAACTGTAACCATAAGGTACCCCAGGAACGAACAAAAGTATTAACCCAACAACAATACAAATGATTCCGATTAGATAATTAACAAATAACGCGAGAACAATCCCAATGACAATAAGAAGTAAACCCATGTCATTTAGGAAGGTTGGTAAAAGCTGCGATAGCCTTCCCCTTCTCGCCTCCGTTCCAAGATGTTTCGCCCTTCCTCTGCCATGTATGCGCAGGAGTACCATCCTCATACCTCACGAACACCTCAAGTGTTCCTGAAGCATTGAGTGTGGCAGAGATACCCGCTATCTTCTTGGGATCGGAACTGGCAAACTTCCCGCCATCGTTCCATTCGGTCTCGTTCTTCCTCTGATACCTGTACCAGACCGTCTTTTTGTCTTCACCTACCCACCATACGTGTATCGTTCCACCATCAGACACAGCTGAGGTAATCAAATCTGTTTCCTCCTCTTGCGTAGGACCAGGACTAGGCGATCCACCACGAGCCATGTCGAGTACACGATCCATGGGGAATCCTGACCCGCAATCGTGATGACCACCACCAGCGGATCCGAGATCTACATGCTGGCAAACACCTCGTCCAGATCCCTGTGCCTGAGAAGCGTTCAACCTTGTAATAGGAATACCATAGTATTTTGCTTCTTCAGCAATCCATTTTGCACAATTGTCCAACATGTTTGGATGACGATTCCATTCGTCAGTACTCCACGAAGCAAATGCGCATAGCTCAATGGACACAGCCGCAGGATTGAACGATGACTGAGTCCACGATTTGTTATTGCGCTTTACGTACTCACCGATTGTATTGATCTTGTCGTCAGCGCCAACATGACTCGAGGCACCAACATCACCTTGAAAGAATGAACCGAGACTTTCAATGGTGCGAGCTCCTTCAGCTGTGTGAAGGACAATCAGTCTTACTCCCGAGCCGCCCCTACTCGAGTAATTGGGAGATGGGATCCAGACTCGTTTTAAAGCCATCAAGCAGCCGGACCTTCTGGTTCACGTAGATCTCGCACGTGCTGCTCGTCCTCTGGATCGTCGAGCGGAGACCCATGAGGATCGCCCTCTTCATCTGGCTCACGATTTGGAGTGACGTCTGGCCTGTCGTCGTTCTCCGTAGGTTCCGGAGCATCTCCGGGAGGAATACCCGTCGGGGGTTCAGGAAGCTCTTCAGTCTGCATTCGACGAGCTCCGAATCTTGGTCAGAGGAGCTGGTGGGACATCCGCTGGCCGATAGTTCTCGGGATCCGAGGGAACCCGTTGGTCCACCGCCACTTCAGGAACTTCTTGAGCCTCAGTCTCCTCTTCTTTCGGCTTCTCCTCTTCAGGGCTCTTCTTCCTTCTGGCTGTCATCTGATTCTCCCTTGTCGTTTGGGTTATCATGCATACGATAACCGATGTATCCACCAAGCACACCGACTATCCCACCAATAGCAGCAATCAGAATTTGTGTAGCATTCTCAGAGAGTTGAATCTCCGGAACACCTGGAGCATTATGAAGAATTTGAACGATAGTTCCAACAATAATCAAACAGGCGAGTAGTGATACACCAATAGCCAAGATTATGGCTACAATATCAACGCCATCTAGATTACGACGTCTTCTCTTGTTTGGTTTCTTTACCAAAGCTTCGTGTCTCCCGGTTGTCTTACGACAGGTCCCCTTGGGAGAAGACTTTCGTCACCGAAATGAATTGCGTTATGGGTTTGCAGAGATGTGGTTATCAGATAATCTGGATCAAGAATCCACTCATCGACATGAGCTATATTTTCTGAAGACAGAGGATTCATATGATGAACCAGCAAACCTGTAAATATCTCAAAACCTATAATGCCCAGATCACATCCGAAATCTCTGAGAATAACCCGACTACGGACGTTTTTCCATTCCTGCGATCTATAAAAACGTTGATTGATCCATCTGTCGAATCCAAACGTACTTTCTCCGACAGTTCCCCTGAGAGACAAATATGCAAACCGTTCTTCGAACGTTTCTATCCGACGAAGCTCTCTATACGATCTGATCTTCATCAAGTTCCTCAGGTGTCGGTAAATCACCGGCATAAGAGCGCATTGCCTTGATAGCATCAACATATAGCTCTTCTATACGCTGCTGCGATTCAATCTGCTCGATCTTGACTCGAGTAAGTTCGTTCTCGTGTTCAAGTCGCTGTTGTTCAAGCCGTTCACGAGTCGAACCAAGCTTCAAGAAGTGACTAATCACCTGAGACGACGCCGAACCCTCTCGAATCTGCCGTTCAGCAAGATCAGTGGCCAAGGAAATCATCTCATTTTCCCGGGCCTCAGGAGTTGTCGCGGGTTTCCGGCGAGTTTCTTGAGCTTCTGACCGCCTTCGCCTCGCTGGCACGCGACCTCCTTTCTACTTTTATTAGGGTAAATCTTCCCCCGGGGCATTTTTTAAGAGCCGGGCGATGCACAGGGGGGGCCTTTTTTTCGCCACCCCCCCACTATCAATTTCGACCTCTCTTATTTCTTTTGTCCAAAATTTTTTGTAAAATTTTTCAAAAATTTTTACGCTGAACTTTGTGAAACTTTTCGGTACATACCCGTGACGTTCTCAGTTACAATCTCATCAATAGCTTGTTGGATAGCTAGCGCCTGGTCGGGTTCGCTCAATGATTCTGAAACAACAGCAACTCTAGCAAGTAGTGAGGATGTATTGTATCCTGCTTTAGTATCCCATGCTAACCATTCATCGAAGTGTGTGAATGGATTGAAAGGATTGTCTACTGTTGTTAGCATGTACTCAGTTGGTGTACTAGCATCAGCCATAGTATCTCACCTCACTCACTCGATGCTAGCCTTGAGTGTGGACAGTGACACACCAAGCTGCTGTGCTATCTCTGACTGGGTGTAACCAGTTCTCATCATAGCCTCAGCTCTAGCCTTCTTGGTAGATGTCATCAACAGTTGTTGCTTAGGTGTAGCCAGCTTCTTTATGTGCTCGATGTCACTGTTCTGCAGTATCTTCTCAAGCTTATGGTTACTGATAGCACCTGCTTGGATAGCATCCCACTCACTTTGAGTGGGCTTAATCTTATGCTTATCCGAACCTGTTCTAGCTCTAGCAGTAGTCAGTGCTTGATACTTAATCTTCTTAACGGTCTCTTCATCCATACCTGGATTAGCCTGCCGCTTCTGTGAGACCTCGGTATCTGCAATCACCTGGGCCTGTCTTTCAAGGGGCGCGTTCTTGAGGGCCAGGTTTAATTTAGCATCGAGGGTTGCAACTTCATTTGAATAGGCGGCTGTTGCAGAAGGCGATCTCTTAATCGACTTGGTCGTTACTGCTTCTTTCCTTGCAGTGTTGGCCAAAGCCTTCAACTTATTGGAATGCTGGACATACACAGCCTCGATGTTCGTACCAGAAGACAGAGTACTCGCATCATCGGTAAGGGCTAGCTTCTTAACCTGAGATAGCTTAGGTTTAGTTACGCCTTCCTTAGTAGTGTATGTACGACCCGTATCTAC